TAGTTCTTACAACAAAGGGATAAACTGCTTCGGTGGTTCGTCCCGGCTATCAGTCTCAGTTAGGGAGTTTCTCAAGACGAAAAGTCTCTCTTTCGATTGACTCTAAGTCTTTGAGGACAAAGGTATCCATTTCACGACGGATCCTTGCAAGGGGTGACCACAATATGTGCGATCTTCTTACTTGGGCGTCGGGGCCTTTGGTGCTAAGCGCATAGCGCAGAGCACCGGCCCATGGACCGATGTCACCATAACCTCTAACTTGGTAATCGAAGTCAGCATATAGTGAGTTAGAAATAATATATTCCATATTATTACTAACAGCTACAAGCCGTCTTCTAAGCCTAAGTGACTCAAGTGCAGTGTTAAACATGCTACTAATCGATTGGTCCACTTTGAGAAGATCTCTCTCCGTGGCTGCCAATTCATCAAAATCGATAAAGATTAGATTTTTGACGAAACTGATAAGATCTCTTTCAGAAAGAGATGTATCAATTAAATCATATGTCTGATCTCTTACCCTCATGATATGGTTGATAAGGCCATACCATGTTGGATGATATTGATGATGCCGTAGATCACCAGTAAATAGAAGCCTTTTGGTTTCTAAACGGGTGAATTCCAATCTATTAAGTAATCTAATTAACATTCCAGAGAATTTCAGTTCGATGTCTAAACGCATCGCGCGAATGCTTTCTAGCTGCTCAGGGGAAACCCCCTTTCGTAGTTTACTAACACTCGTGACCAATCTAAGGAAGTATGAAAAACAGATGTTTAGGAGTGTTAACACTCCATGCATACGTTCAACGTACAACCCACGGAAAGGAAACTGGAAGTCTCTAACAATATTATTTAGATACCCATCTAGATTTTCTTTAAAATCTAGGTATCTATTAGTAGTTTGCACAGATAGCTTTACTGCCTCTTCAGTGATAGCACTCCTCATTAATTTGAGGACTAAGTGTTCACTGGGGATAGGTAATTCATCGCTCAGATGCCTGGCTAGAAGCACTCGTGCTTCTTCGCTGGTCATTAAACCATGAGTTCACCTAAGAGCAGAATTAAACGGGCGCAAAGTCGTTTCAAGGTAGTTTCGGGATAGACCGATTACTCGGTTTCCTACTCTTACCTTTAATCCGGCTAAAGCCTTTATTACAAGTTCTACGAAGAGGCCTTTGTATAAACAAAGGTTACCTCTCAAAATAATAAACTCAAAGAGTATTGTGTAAACACGCAATACTGATGAGATATTATCAGAGATACCTCTAAGTGGAAGTCCTGTAAGTTCAACTCTCCCTTTTATTCACCTCTTAGCAAATTCATATGTTGTTTTACCAACATGTGTTTTTGCGACAGAGATGTCAACCCCTAGACGTGACATCACAGATATATATTTCAAGGCAACGTTATTGTTCTTTATAACAATATCATCACCGAGAATTATATACTGATCGAAGTTAAGGTCATGACCACATAAGTGGGCACACCATAACACGATCAGATGATGTGTCAGTGCCAAAGAAGCTCAAGATGAGTACGCACCCATTGGTTGTCCGACGGTGTAATGTACGCCGTAGGTACCAAGAGTGTTAGGTTCCCTTGACATCCCATAATTGTGGAAGTCAATGGGTTTTAGACCTAAATATTCTTTATATTCCCACCCGGATTTCCGGGAGGGACAAGGAATAGCATACTCTCTTGTAAGTAATTCACCTCACTCCTCACTAAATCTGTCTGATCCGAAAACCTCGGAAAGGAGAGACTTTTGTAAGTAGAGAGGCAATCTATCTGTAGCAGCACTTAGGTCAAGGCTTCAGAACAACTCTGTATTACTAAGTCATGGGCCACGAGGGTCCTGAGTGAAGGTCCTATCACCGGGCAATTTCCGTAAATTACGGAAATATGCAAGGTGAATAGGCTTCAGTAAAAATTGGGAAACATAGTCCACCATGGCTATGACCCTCATTTTACACTCAGGGTCTTTGACGATTGACAGACGACCTACGAAATTCTTCCTGTCGGAAGAATCCGTTGAGTCAGTTCTGGGCAATCTATCAAAGTACAACCTCGCATATCTATAAATGTTAAAGAACATAGGGTATAAAGACCCCATAGTTCATGAGAAAACTATCTCTCTAAAACGATCTGAGTATATAGCAAAGCTATATAACGCAGTCGCTGAAGAGGGCCCGTTAGGACCACCCTTCATAGAAAGATGGAAATCTCTGACTTTATAGACAGGCTTTGACTGATGTAAGTCATAATGCTTTACGAACTCTCTAATAAAGGTTCTAGGTATAATATACCCAGTACCCTTGTTAGGAGCAAGTATAGTATCAAGACTCACAGGGATTTTCTCACTCTTTTTCGGTACAATTGATCTAGAGATATTAAGTAAAGTCAAAACAAATTTGACTGAACCTAAGTCTCCTCGATCAATGTACTTACGAAGAAAGAGAAAGTGTTTTGGAAAACCACCTACAAGCGAAACACCAGCATCATTGGACATTAATGGTCTTCCGACCATATATCTAGTGATGTGGAGCTTAGCTTGCTTTAAATATTTTACTGTAAAAAGAGTACCATTATTCTTCAAAAGAATGATGACTCTTTTCACAAAAAGTTTTAAAGCAGATCTATCATCAATGTTGAAAAGAAACTTAGTTAACTTATAAGTAAGTTTAATTAGGTTTAAATTTAACATTGTTTTAGATAAGCTATGCCTCTTGGGATAACGCTAAGTGCAATGAACACTCTTTAATGAGTTTCATACGGCAGTCGGCTCTTCTCCGTATTAGTTCTCAAAGGACTAATCCTAGAATGGCTGCACCGCGCTCTCAAGATAGAATTACATGCTAATCAAGCACATAAACACTATCAGTCTGTCCTCTTCAAGCCATAGGCCCGTGCGTACCATTTCGTATGGTTCGCTAAGGCTTAACTCGAAGACCATAGTTAATTCTATGGGTCCTGGGAGAGACCAGTGGATAGTAGATCGGGTAGCCCCTCGCGGGGTCCAATCTAAGGGAATAGCTGCAACTTACAGCTTGTAGGGAATCATCGCAAATGCGAGCCCGGGTTCCACCCGGG